AGAGGGCTGTTAAAATATGGTAACTGACTTTTACGCGGAGCATTCGCCGGAGGATTCCCGCCTGTGGCTTTGGCTGCTCTCCGTCGCATGGCACGTAGACCGGCGGCAAAGGACGGACTTGATGCAGCGGCTTGCGTACATCCGGGGCGGCGGCACGGTGCTTCTGCCGGACAGGCGGCACGGCTACATCATGCGCCCGATACTGACCGGGCTGGAACGGCACGGCTGGAACGGGATGGAGCATTACCGAAAGGAAGCAGCATGCCTCCTACCGTTCACGAAGGGTATCTGCAATCTTCTTCACCTGTTGGCAGTACAGGAAAGGGGGAAGCGCGTTGAAGTGGCATAAAAAGCGCGGTGTGAGTGGCAAGCACAAGGTCAACGTGCTGCGGCAGGAAAGAGCGGCAAGAATCGCAAGCCTGGAAGAATCGCGGCAAGCCGTACTGCAAGACTATGCGGCGGGACGGTGCGACGACGTATCCGTCATGGAGATACTGGCAGCGATAGGAAGCGCAATCAACGCAGAAAGGGCGGCGATGAACATTGACGTATGAAGAATTCCTTCAGACGAAGGTGACGGTTGCGCCGGTTTCCGGCTTTCCCGTCGGGGACGGCGAAATCAACGGCGCACTGAAGCCCCACCAGAGGGACGCAGTGAAATGGGCACTGGCAGGAGGGCGGCGGGCTTTATTCGCGGCTTTCGGGCTTGGCAAGTCGGTGATGCAGCTGGAATTCTGCCGCCTCGCGGTCAGGCATTGCGGCGGCAAGGCGCTGATTGTTTGCCCGCTCGGCGTGAAGCAGGAATTCCAGCGCGACGCGCGGGACTTGCTGCATATAGGGGATATCCCCTATGTCCGCACGATGGAAGAGGTTGACGCGGCAGATGGCAATATCGTTATCACGAACTATGAGCGCGTGAGGGATGGGGACATTGACCCGAAAGCCTTCGCGGCAACCTCGCTGGATGAAGCAAGCGTCCTCCGCAGTTTCGGCAGCAAGACCTATCAGACCTTCTTGCAGAAATTCAAGGGCGTGAAATACAAGCTTGTCGCGACGGCAACGCCCGCGCCAAACAAATACAAGGAGCTGATTCATTATGGCGGCTACCTTGAAGTCATGGACACGGGGCAGGCACTTACGCGGTTCTTCAAGCGCGATTCCACGAAGGCGAACAATCTGACGCTCTTTCCGGCACAGGAAAGGGAATTCTATCTGTGGCTTTCTACATGGGCACTGTTCATCCAGAAACCCAGCGACTTAGGCTACAGCGATGAGGGCTATGACCTTCCGCCTTTGGACGTGCGGTATCACTGCATCAAAGTGACGGATTCGATGGGGGAAGAAAAGGACGGGCAGATTAAGCTTTTGCGGGATGCTGCGGAGGGCTTGAAGCAAGCGGCAAAGGAAAAGCGCGAAAGCATCCGGGAGCGCGTTGAAGAAGCAAAAAGAATCATCGAAGAATCACCAAATGACCATTTCGTTATCTGGCACGATTTGGAGGCGGAACGCCACGCGCTGAAAAAAGCAATTCCCGAAATGAAGGAGATTTACGGCTCGCAGGATTTGGAGGAAAGAGAGCGGAATACGATAGGCTTTTCCGATGGCGAAATCCAAATCTTAGGCACGAAGAAAAGCTTATCGGGAAGCGGCTGCAATTTCCAGAGATATTGCCATAGGGAAATCTTCCTTGGCATTGACTATGAATTCAATGATTTCATTCAGGCCATCATGCGGTGCTACCGCTTCCTGCAAACGGAAAAGGTCGTCATTGACATTATCTACATGGATTCAGAGCAGGAAATCTTGAAGGCTTTGCAAGCGAAATGGAAGCAGTATAACGAGCTTACGAAAAAGATGGAGGCGATTATCAAGAAATATGGATTGAGCGGGAAACATGCGATTGAGCAGTTAAGAAGAACGATGGGGGTTAAGCGAATGGAAGTTAAAGGCAACGGATGGACAGCAATCCTTAATGATTGCATCGAAGAAACGGGCAAGATGCCGGAAAACAGCATCGATGAAATCATTACGTCCATCCCGTTTTCAAACCACTATGAGTACACGGCGAAATATAATGATTTCGGTCATAACGAAAATACGAAGAAATTCTTTGAGCAGATGGATTATTTAAGCCCGAACCTGCTGAAAATCTTAAAGCCCGGCAGGGTGTTCGCTTGCCACGTGAAGGACAGGGTGCTTTTCGGCAATGCGACGGGAATGGGAATGCCGACGATGGAGCCGTTCCATGCGATGTGCATCCGGCACTACATGAAGCACGGCTTCCAGTATTTCGGCATGATTACCATTGTCACGGACGTGGTAAGGGAAAACAACCAGACGTACCGGCTCGGGTGGACGGAAAACGGGAAGGACGGCACGAAGATGGGCGTAGGCTGCCCGGAATATATCCTGCTGTTCCGCAAGCTGCCCACCGACACGTCCAAGGCTTACGCCGATATTCCCGTCGAGAAGTCAAAGCAGGAATACACGCGGGGGCAGTGGCAGATAGACGCGCACGGCTTCTGGCGGTCAAGCGGGGACAGGCTCCTCTCGAAGGATGAGCTGGAGCAGATTCCTGTCAATCAATTGCAAGCCGTCTACCGCAAGTACAGCCGTGATTCCGTCTACAGCTATGAGGAGCATGTCGCGCTTGCCAACGGGCTGGAAGATAAGCATAAGCTGCCTGCGACATTCATGGTCGTCGCGCCCGGCTCATGGCAGGATGATGTATGGGACGATATTAACCGCATGGTCACATTGAACACGAAGCAGTCGCAGCGGGGGAAGATGATGCACGTCTGCCCGCTCCAGTTCGATACCGTGGACAGGCTGATTACGCGCTACAGCAACAAAGGCGAGCTGATCTTTGACCCCTTCGGCGGCCTTATGACCGTGCCGGTACGTGCCCTGCACCTTGGGCGGCGCGGGATGGCGACGGAGCTGAATGCCGATTATTTCCGCGACGGCGTTGGCTACTTGCGGGAAGAGGAAATGCGGGGAACAGAGCCGAGCTTGTTCGACTTCATTGAGAAAACAGCGTAGACTGCCGTAAACGCCTCTAGAATCGCTTTTATAGGCATGGGGTATATAAGTATATGGGCAAGCCCCTTCCCATGCCTTAGAAGCGACGCTAGGGGGCAATACGGCGAAAGGAAGGAATGAGAGAATGGTCAGCTTTATCATACCGGGGGAATGCGTGCCGCAAGCCCGCCCACGCTTCCAGGCAACGCGGTACGGGGTGCATACCTACGAGCCGGAGAAGTGCCGCAAGTATAAGGAGCGCGTCAAGGCTTGCGCTATGGCGGCAATGAGGGACCGTGTGCCAATGGGAGGCGCAATCGGCGTGCTGATTCGCACATACCGGCACTATCCCAAAAGGATGACGAAGGAGCAGCGCAAGCACCCGGAGGATATGCCGCCGGTGACGCGCCCGGACGTGGACAATCTCGCAAAGGCGGTACTGGACGGCATGAACGGCATCTGCTACATGGATGACGCGCAAATCACCACGCTTACCGTCTCGAAGGAATACGGGGAAGAGCCTTATGTACGGGTTGAAATTTGGGAGGACTGACAGCATGAATAATATGTTTTACGGGCTTGTGATTGAGTACGTCGGCAGCTATCATTTCGTGCCGCTGTGCAACGTGACGGATATCAAAGCAGACAAGAGCGGCAGGAGGTTCGAGGTTTACGGCACAAGCGAAGATGATGGCGTTCACGTCACGGACAGCCTCAATGTTACGGATATTGAGAGCTTTCTGCGAAAAATGAGAAAGGTGGCAGAAAAAGAATGAAACAGCCCAGCTATTATGCAAACCTTGTAGGAACCTATACGGCTATTGATGTTATTAGCGGCTTTCTTTCAAGGGAAGAATACAAGGGATTCTGCAAGGGAAATATCCTGAAGTACATCCTGCGGGCAGGAAGGAAGGAGCATGAACCGGCAGCATCGGATTATCGCAAGGCAATGGATTACATGGAGGAACTGCTCAACATGGAAGAACAAGAGGAAGAAAGCATGGAGGAAAGGTCGGAAAAGAAATGACATCAAGGAAGAAAAGCTTTGCAGTAATCCCGCAAGCTGAATATGAAAGCATGAAACATCGGATTAATGAGCTGGAAGCAGCCGAAATCGTCCCTGCTTCGAAGTTCCTCGGGCACGAAATGCCGGTATACCTGAACAAGATTGGGGAAGAGCTGGAGGAAGCGACACGGGCGTATTATGAGGGCGAAACCACGGCGCGGATTATCGAAGAGCTTACCGATATACAGTTTGCGGCGGAAACCGCCATTGCCAGCCTTGAGCCTCGACTGGAGGCAAGGCGGGAAATGAAACGGTACGTGCGGGAAAAGAACGAGCGGCGCGGTTATAACAGCAGGAATGGCAAGCATGAGCAGATGCTGTTATCCGGCTTTAAGGACTTGAAGGAGTGAAGCGAAATGGAACTTAGGATAAGCACGGAAGAATTCAGGAAATCGCTTGCAAGGCTCAGCAGGGCAGTGGACAGCAAGCCGCAAGTGCCCATCCTTTCCGGCATCTTATTGACGGCGGAGGATGGCAATCTTACCATGGAGGCAACGAATTATTCCATCGGCATGAAAGCAAGCGTTGCGGCAAACGTGAATGAAATCGGGAAAGCACTGATCCCGGGGAAATACCTTGCGGATATCCCGAAAGCATTTGCGGCAGCAGAAACGCATATCAAGGTGAATCCATTGGAGAAGATTGCCGTCATTAAAGCGGGGAAAACAAAGTTTTCCCTGCCACTGATTGACGGCGAATTCCCCAGCATCAAGGAAACAGATGGCGCGGCAATCGAAATCCCTGCCCGCGATTTCTGCGAGCTTGTACGGAAAACGGCATTTGCTTGCCAGAAAGATGATTCGCGCCCCATCTTCACAGGATGCAGGATTCAAGCCGCAGATGATTGCGTCACGTCTACGGCAACGGATAAGCACCGCCTCGCCATCGATTCCGTCAAGGCAAACACGCACGGGCAGGAAATCAATGCCATCATCCCGAGCACGGCACTCCTTGAAGCAATGAGGCTTGCCAATGACGCGGAGAATGCCGTAAAGCTCAGCATTGTGAACAATATGGCGTATTTTGAAATCGGCGGCACGGTAATGACAAGCCGCTTGATTGAAGGGATATTCCCTGATACAAATCGACTGGCAAACATCGCCGGGAATATTGCCGTTACCGTTGACCGTGAATCCTTGCTCACGGCACTGGAACATGTGGCATTGATTGCGAGGACGGCAGATTACAGCGTTGCCCGCTTCCTGTTCCATGATAACGTGCTGGACATTAACGCAAGGAGCGAGGATGCAGGCGAAGCCTCCGAGTCCATCCCATGCGAGAAGGAGGGCGACGGGATTCATATCGCATTCAATGTCAGTTACATCATCGGCGCAATGCGGGCAATGAGCGGCGCAAAGGTTGCGATAAAAATGAGTCATGAACTTAGTCCCGCAAAGATGACGGATATGCAGGATGATGGGTTTATTTACATCGTGACGCCAGTGAGGATGAAGCATTGAGAATAGCATACCAACAGCAATATGAGGACCTTGCCAATGCCGTTATCAAGCAAGCCGTGACGGATTACATCTGCTTATGGCGCGGTCATAGCGTGAATGATGGGTATGGCATTCATTCCGGCATTAAGGGAATTGAGCACATGAACAAATTCTTTCATTCCCCGTTCTTCCATGCCATTTGCAATGTCGATAGTGATAGATTCGTGGAGATTATCACGCAGAGGGCAATCGATGCCATGCATAAAAAGATATGGGGAAGGAAAGCGTATCATGTAGGACTGTGCTATATCACAGCTAGGAATTAACCGCCCAAAGGTCAGGAATAAGGGGAAGCGTAAGATTAACAGCCGCTTCCCTTTTTGGTATAATGGGAGTAGCATAATACAGGGAAATAAGGCGGTGAATCGGCTTTGTTCCAACAAGTGTGGACGCAATAAGGGGAGAATGTAAATTGGCTTATCTGCTAGGGTATAACGATTATGTCAACATAACACGTCAATACTTGAAGAACTACAACATGCTTTTTATAACGAGAGAGAATCTAATGAGGATGGTGAAAGATTTGCAAGATGAGATGATTCCATCTGCGCCGGTTGCAAGATACGGCAACATGCCGAGCGGCGGCACGGGCGAGCTGAATTCCGTGGAATCAATGGCAGACGGAAACATGATGCGTGATAAGCGTATCAGACAGATGGAGCAGGACATTGAACACATCAACCGCCTGTTTGAGATGCTTTCACGGTCAATCGGAGCATTGGATCAAGCCGAACAGGAAATTTTGCATGACGCATATATTGATGGCAAGTCATGGGGTGAAATCGGCAGGGATCGCTACATCACAGAAAAATGGGCACGGCAGCGAGCCGGAAAGGCAATCCGAAAGGTTGCTATGATGATGTTTGGCATGGATGCTGTCCCGCTTAATGAGGAATCTTTCTGCTTTGCTGTGTAGGCTGTGGATAAATCTGTGGACGAAACGGCAAAAGAGTTCCTTTTCTTTTGGAAATAATGTGCTATAATAGTAGTATCGGATTTTGACGGAAAACCGAATAAGCAGACGAGAGGGCATCTTATTCAGAGGTGTCCTTTTCTTATGCCTGCTCCCAATGCTTCACGGCATAGCAAAAGCCCGCAACGCCTTGAAAAATCAAGGATTTACGGGCGTAAATATTTCTTGAAAGACGTTAAAAATATCCTCCACTTCTTGAAAATCTTATTGACAAAATACAAGAAACATGGTATACTATAATCAAGTTGAAGGAAGGGAGGAATGATATGGTTGGATTGGGACACAATAAAAGAGCTGCTGACAACGCTGGCACTCATAACCGCTACGTTAGAGATACCGTACAAAGCGTATCAAGCAGCCCATTGGGTTCTCAAGACATTCTTCAAGCATGGCCGGCATGAAAAAAGATGAATTGAGAATGGAGCAGGAGCCGAAAGGCTCCGCGCTCTCCCTATATTCTACCATATCGAAATGATGAAAACAATGGCATTCTTGACAGCGGCAATCCTGCTTGTGCTTATTGACCGAGTGTGGAGCATGGATCTCATTACATGGCTGTGCGGATTTGCAAGCGGCGGTCTTGTGTTCTACTGGGTATTCATTCTTACCATAAAGCGCAGGTTAAGCCATGAAGAGCAGTAACGGCTGGGGCGGAGTACGTGAGGGCGCAGGCCGCCCAAAGAATCCGAACGGTATCCGAAAACAGCGGCAGCTACGCGCCTACGATGATGAATGGGACGTGATTCAGCGGCTGGCAAGGCTTGTGAAGTACGGCAACCGCGAGGCTTGCGAGAAGTTCCTTTTGAAGATGGAGAAGAAAACCGAATAACAAGCTGAAAGGGCATCGAGCAATCGGTGTCCTTTTTGGTTACAGAAAAAAAGATAAGGCAGGGGGAGGGCGATGAACGATGAAAACATGATACCGAATTCGCAACGAACTCCGAGCGAACTCCGAGAAATGACGAAAAAAGGCGGCGTTGCCAGCGGCAAGGCGAGGCGGCGCAAGCGTGCCTTGAAGGAAGTCGCGGCCGCGCTCGGTGCGCTGCTTGGCGGCAAGGAGGGCGGGAAAGCAGAAATCTCGCGCCTCGACGAAATCAAAGCCGCCGACCTAACGGCAGATGACATCATCGTGGCAAAGGTCATGGAAAAGGCACTGAAGGGCGACATCAAGGCGGCGGAGCTGTACTTCAAGCTACGCGGCGGCGAGTTCGATTCTTTGGATGTTGAACGAATGGCACGGGCGGCGAAGTACCGGGCAGAGGCGAAGAACGCAAAGGATGGATTTTGATGGCAGAGCAATGGGCAGCAAGGCTGTACAAATCGGTGCAATGGCAGAAGCTGAAGCAATGCCTGATTGCGCAGCGCGGGATGCGGTGCGAGGAATGCGGGCGCGTGGTCGTGGTTCCGTCGCTGCTGGTGGGGCACCACGTCCAGCCGCTAACACCGGAAAATGTCGATGATGCAACCATTGCACTCAATCCCGACAATATCCGGCTGCTTTGCCATGACTGCCATGACCGGATGCACCGGCGGATGCGGTACGCAGGAAGCCGCGCAAGGCACGTCTATCTCATCTACGGCGCACCATGCTCCGGCAAGTCAACCAGGGCAAGGCAGATGATGGAGCGTGGCGACCTCATTGTTGACCGCGACCTTATCTATCAGGCAATCAGCGGGCTTGCTATATACGACAAGCCCGATTCCATCAAGGCGAACATGCTTGCCGCCCATGACGCGCTGATTGACAGCATCATGACGCGGCGCGGGAAGTGGCAACAGGCTTTTGTAATTGGCGGCTATCCCGTGAAATCGGAGCGCGAATCGCTTGCCATGCGGCTAGGCGCGGAGCTTGTCTATTGCGAGGCGACAGAGGCGGAATGCCTTGCGCGTGCTGAGACGCGGGGGAAGTTCGTCGCTGAGTTGTGGCGCGGCTATATCCGCGATTGGTTCCGGCGGTACGTGCCTTGATGGCATTCGTGACCTGCCGGCGAGCCGGGAAAAAATTTTCGTCGCGGCCGAAAAATTTTTTGCCTCCCCCCCTTCTTTCCGATTTTTGAATTGGGGGTCAGGACTGGATGGGGGGCGTTTTTTCG